CCGTCTGAACCTCAACTCCCGGTGGGCTTGCCTGACCGGCCTTCTTGGTTAGACGAAGATCCACTCGCCGCACAGCTATTCGACCAGGTCACCAAATACATGGTCGACATGCAGGTTGGCACACACGTCGACGGCTTGGCGCTATCAATGTTGTCAGACCAGGTCGCTATGTATCTCCGTCTTCGCAGAACAATCCTCGATGAAGGCGAACTTATAAATACCCAAAACATCAATGGCGACCCGGTCATCAAACCTCATCCAGCCATTGGTCCACTAAACCAGGCATTCACCAACATCAACAAACTGCTAAGGGAGTACGGGCTCACTGCGAGCTCGAGATCTCATCTTCATGCGAAGGCAGATGTGAATAGCCCAATTAACACCTTCGAGGATTTTTTGAATGGATGAGAATTTTAAGAATTGGTTCATGGTCGGCTGGCCGGTGCTAACTGTTGTCGTGGGAATGATTTACATGGCCGGTAGCCAGAATCAGGAAGTCGTCCAGATTGAACAAGACGTGACTGAGATGCGCCCACTGCTCGCTCGAGTTGCGGTCCTCGAGGCTGGCGCTGACCAAACGAAAGAAGACCTTTCAGAAATAAAAGCAGACGTAAAGCTTATTCGCGACTATCTGCTCGAGAAGAGGGAATGACATGAGCCTACTGTCTTTCCTTGGACCCGTCGCCGACATCGGCAAGCAGTTCTTACAGAACAAAGCCGAGAAGTCGAAAGCTAAGCACGAGCAGGAACTTGAGGTCATCAAGAACGGCGCTGAGTGGGAAAGCAAAATGGCCGACGCCAGCAGTAATAGCTGGAAAGACGAGTTCTGGACGATTGTCTTAGCAGCTCCCGTTTTCATGATCGGCTACGCCATCGCAATGAATGACGTCGCTGTGATCGAGCGAGTGGATATGGCTTTCAAAGCACTCGATACACTACCCGAGTGGTATCAGTACTTATTGTTCCTTGCTGTCAGTGCCAGCTTTGGAATCCGAGGTGCTGACAAGCTCATGAAGCTTAGGAGCAAGTAATGAGCTCAGGCTGGGCAGTGTCAGACGACAAACTTGTCGAGCTCGCCTGGACCTACGCTCAGGATGTGGTCTCCGGCAAAATGCCTGCCTGCACTAACGTTCAGTTGAGTTGTAAGCAAGCCCTCGCGATGCGAGAGCGCAAAGACATCAGCTTCGACGCTAATGCAGCCGCACGACCGATTCGTTTCGCGTCCTTTTTGCATCATCTGAAAGGTCCACTCGCAGGCGAAGCTATTGAGTTCGAGCCCTGGCAAATGTTTCTAGTGAGTCAGGTTTATGGGTGGAAGAGGGCAGACGGCCAAAGACTACGTCGATCTGTCTATATCGAAGTTCCTCGCAAAAGTGGCAAGAGTACTTTGTGCAGTGTACTCAGTCTGTATCACCTGATGGCAGATAATGAGAACAGTGCAGAAATCTATTCGGCTGCTACGAGCCGCGACCAAGCGCGCATTGTCTTTGGCGATGCTCAGGCGATGGTGAAAGGTAGCAGCCACCTCAACAAACATTTGACCGTGAATCGTAGCTGCATCAGTTACGAAGCAAAGAACAGCAAGTTCGAACCGCTTAGTGCTGATGCTGGATCGCTCGAGGGTCGCAGCCCTTCATTCTCTGTGGTTGACGAACTCCACGTACACAAAACCTCTGAGGTCTACGATGTACTTAACGTCGCATCAGGTGCTCGAGCTCAACCGCTGCTTTTCACAATAACGACGGCTGGAGTCAATCGAGAAGGCATCTGCTATCAGGTCCGTGACTACGCGCTTAAGATTCTCGAGGGCCATGTCGACGACGACACATTCTTCTCGCTCGTTTACGGTATCGATGAAGAAGACGATTGGCGTCTCGAGGCTACCTGGCAGAAAGCCAACCCAAACTATGGCGTCAGTGTTCAGCCAGATGACTTGGCTCGGCTTGCTAAACAAGCTGAAGAGTCGCCGTCAGCCGAGACTAACTTTAAGACTAAACGTCTGAATGTCTGGTGCTCGACTGACTCTGCTTGGCTGTCGATGTCAGCTTGGGATGCTTGCAACAAAGTTAGACCGCCGATCACGCAGTTCAAAGGTCAGCCGTGTTACATCGGTCTCGATCTCGCGTCAGTCAATGACTTCGCGTCTGTCGCCTTGCTGTTTCAAAAAGACGGCGAGCTCTATCCCTACGTTTACAACTTCCTGCCCATGGACACGATTGTCGATAAGTCGGGCGCGATGGGTGCTAAGTATCGAGAGTGGTTAGACAAAGGCTACATCATCGCTACCGACGGGTCGGTCACTGATCTGTCTTACATCAAGCAAAAAATTCTCGACGCTTGTGAAACCTACAACGTCAAGCAGATCGCGTTTGACCCTTACGGCGCTCACGAGCTCGTGTCGGAACTGCTCGACCAGGGGCTTCCTATGGTTAAGTTCCCTCAAAACATTATGAACATGTCAGACCCAGCCAAAGAGTTTGAGAAGGCTGTTCTGTCACAACGTCTCGTTCACGGTGACGATCCCGTCGTCAGGTGGATGGCGTCTAACGCCGTTATTTGGACGGACGTCAACGACAACATCAAAGTTAAAAAAGACGCTGCACCCAACAAGATCGATGCAGTAATCGCAATCATCATGGCGCTTGGCCGCATGAAAGTTCACGCCGGTCTGCAGCCATCTCCCTATGAATCACGCGGAATACGAACACTCTAGGAGTCCATATGGCATTTTGGAATAAAAAGTCAGATGCGACTGCTCAAAAAGGAATAACTTACGGCCTCGATTCGCCAGCACTGATGGAGCTCATCATGCGCGGCGAAAAGCCATCCTTAAGCGCAGTCTCGCCAGAAACGGCGATGCGCTTGTCCACGGTCTATGCCTGCATCTAAGTTTTGTCGGAAACGGTCAGCACGTTGCCTTGTCATTTATACAAGCTAACTGCCGACCGCTCGAGCAAGACTCATCAGTGGTCAGACCAAATGCACTCGCTGGTGTATCGGTCTCCCAACGATTGGCAGACCGCTCAAGAGTTCTGGCAGATGCAGGTCGTCAACTTGTGTCTACGCGGCAACAGCTATTCGTACATCGTGCGCGGAGAGTCAGGTCGAGTCGTCGCCCTGAACCCGATACCTGTCGATTCAGTCAGCGTCGACATACAACATCAAAACCAAATCACTTATCACGTCACGATTGGTGAGCAGGGCAGAGAACGAACAATGGTCTTGCAGCCTAGCGAAGTGCTGCACTTTAAAGGTATGACGCTCGACGGCATTAGAGGCATTTCGCCGATTGCGTACCAGGGCAGTCTGCTCGGCGGAGCAATCGAGCAACGTGATCACGCTAACAATGTCTTTGCGAATGGCAGCACTCCTCGAGGCGTGCTCCAGGTCGACGGCACACTCAGCGACGACGCTTATAAGAATTTAAAAGAGAGCTGGGACGCAGCTCACGGCGGCACACGCAATGCTAATAGAGTCGCGCTGCTCGAGGCTGGCGTTAAGTTCGAGCCAATTTCGATGAGCCCTGGTGATGTTCAGTTGATCGAAACGCGCAAGCTATCGCGCGAAGAGATCTGTGGCATTTTCAGAGTCCCGCCACACATGATCGCTGACCTATCTCGAGCAACCTTTTCGAACATCGAGGCACAAGGTCTCGACTTCTATAAATCAGCTATCTCGCCTTATCTCAAATCATTTGAAGGTCGGATGGATTATCAACTGCTTGGCGACAGCACTCGCTGTTTCAAGTTCGACGTGTCCGAGCTCATACGCGGCGACTTCCAGGGTGAGGTCGAAGCCTACAGCAAGCTACTCACCATGGGCGTCATGTCGCCTAACGAAGTTCGCTCGAGGCTCGACATGAATCCGCGAGAAGGCGGCGACCAGTACGTCAGCGACAGCAACAACCTGACATTCGGTAACGACGAGGAGCAGGAGGAAGCACCAGATGGTCAACCTGGTTCCTACTAGTCAAATGGCGAAAAACGCGCGACGAGGTCTTGAGCTACGTCGTGAGTACAACCGAGGGGGCACGGCCGTCGGTGTCGCTCGAGCTCGATCAATTGCAAACCGACAAGAGCTCTCGCCAAAAACAATTAACCGCATGGTGTCCTTTTTCGCTCGACACGCTGTCGACGCTGAAGCAGAGGGATACCGTCCTGGCGAGCCTGGATATCCATCCGCTGGGAAGATCGCAAACCTGCTTTGGGGTGGTCCCGCAGGTTACTCCTGGGCCAAACGCAAACAGAGAGAACTAGAAAAAAACTTAGAGGTCACTATGAAGAAGGTCTTTCACTTAGAAGACATCAAGCTCTACACCGAAAACGACGAGCGCAAATTCGAGGGCTATGCCAGCACCTTTGGCAACATGGATCGCCAGGGTGACATCGTCGATGCAGGCGCATTCGCGAAGAGCTTGGCCTCGCACAATACCCAAAACACGATGCCAGCCATGCTGCTGCATCACGATCTCAAACGACCCATAGGCAAGTGGACGCACATGAGTGAAGACAGCAAAGGGCTTCGCGTGACGGGCACTTTAACCGAGGGCGTCAGAGATGCCGATGAGGCATACGCACTGCTCAAAGACGGTGCAATCAACAGCATGTCCATTGGATACCGCGTGCGCGACGAAGAGTACGACGCACGCTCAAAAGCAAATCATCTTAAGGAGATTGATCTACACGAAGTCTCCTTAGTGACTATCCCCGCTAACGCCGCTGCACTTGTTTCGAGTGTCAAAGACGAGACCGGGGACATCAACATTAGAGAGCTCGAGACCGTTCTGCGTGACGCTGGACTGAGTCGAAAGGAAGCAAAAGCCATCCTGGCTGAAGGTTACAAAGCTATCGATGTCGATGAAGAGGAGTTGATCGAAGAGACCACTGATGAGCGTGACGCTCAGAAAGAGGACGACCGTC